ACTAGTAAGAATTATTAGAGAGGTTGTAAAAAGAGAAATTAAGAACGTGCTGAATGAACAGTACGGTAGCCAACCTGTCAAAAAGAATAAGATTAAAAAACCACTAACAAAAAATCCATTAATAAACGAAGCTCTAAGTGCTACTGAAGAGTATGATACTGTAGCAAGTTTAACCAGTGCCGATGTAGGTGGCTTTAGAAGTAAATTTGCACAAATGCAAAATATGGAAGGAGCAGGAGGACCTATAAATATGATACCTCCAGAATTGCAACACCAAGTAGAATCTGGTAGTGAAGTAGAAAAAGCTTTAACAAGAGATTATAGTGGAGTAGTAAAAGCTTGGAAAAAAAAGAAGTAGTAAATGGCAATCCAACAAACCAGAATACATCCGTTAGATAAAGAAAGTAATGTTGCTATAGGGATAACATTGCCTTTAACCGGGAATGTGAGTTATAATACTACACATCCAAAATCTGGAAGTTTTGCTCATGGAGACGAATCTGTAGGAAATAGATTTGCTGGAGGAGAATTTAACCAATCATTTACTTCAGCACAACAAGCCCAAGCAAACTTAAGAAATTTAGTTTATACTAACCAAGGAGAAAGAGTTTACCACCCAACATTTGGATGTGGAATATATTCAGCTTTATTTGAAAACGCAACTCCAGGAATGGTAGAAAATCTAAAGAATAGAATTAGAAGCCAAGTAGGTATTTGGTTACCATATATAACTTTAGATAGAGTAGAATTCGGAATGGATGAATTAGACAATAATAAAATACTATTGCGAATAGATTACAATTTATATAATAATACATTAGACCCACAGAGTCTAGTTTTGGAGTTTTAGGATATGCCAGGAGAAAAAAGTAATAAACCAGTACAGTACCTAAATAAAGACTTTGGAGGCTTTAGAGAAAGGCTAATTGATTTTGCAAAAAGCTACTTTCCAGATACTTACAATGACTTTAATGAATCATCACCAGGTATGATGTTTATAGAAATGGCTGCTTATGTTGGAGATGTACTATCTTACTACGTAGACCATCAAGCTAAAGAAAGTTTGTTAGTTCATGCAGAAGAAAGAGAAAATGTAGTAGATATGGCTAGAGCTTTAGGCTATAAAGCAAAAGCAGTAACTCCTGCTTATGTGAATCTAGAAGTTTATCAGATACTACCAACAGTAGGAACTGGAGGTACAGCTGCTCCGGATTATAGCTATGCTTTAAAGTTCGACCCTGGTATGGTTATAGAATCTGAAGAAAATGCGGATATAAAATATACTAGTGTTATTGGTTGTGACTTTGCAGCATCTTCTTCATTCGACCCAACGACAGTATCTGTATATACTATCGACGACCAAACAGGAGACCCAACTTCTTACCTACTAAAAAAATCTATAAAAGCAGTTTCAGGAGAAGAAAAAGAAGAAACTTTCCAATTTACTACTCCAATAAAATTTGATAAAATTAGATTGAACTCTACAAAAGTTATAACAATAGATTCTGTAACTGACAGTGATGGTAATCGATGGTATGAAGTACCCTACTTAGCTCAAGATACTATTTTTGAAGAAATAGCTAATGATAGTTTTAATGCTCCCCAATCCCAAGCCCAAAGAGCAGAAGTTCCTTACTTATTGAAGTTAAGAAGAACTGCAAGAAGGTTTACTACTGGTTTAGCATTTAATAATAAAACAGAACTTTACTTTGGAGCGGGAATATCAACAGACCCTGACGAACTAATAATACCAAATCCAGAAATAATTGGTAATTCTTTAGATAGAGGTCCAAAAGCTTCTTTAGATGTTTCTTTTGACCCTGCAAATATGATGTTTACTAAAGCTTATGGTCAAGCACCTCAGAATACGACTTTAACAGTTAAGTATTTAGAAGGTGGAGGATTACTTGCTAATGTAGGTTCTGGAGTACTAAATAAAATAAATTCCGTAGACTTTTCTATGGACGAAGATGGTTTAAATGGAGACACTTTAACAACAGTAAAAGATTCTTTAGCAGTAACAAACCCACAACCAGCAACCGGAGGTAGAGACGAAGAAACAGTTGAAGAGATTCGATATAATGCTTTAGGTTCTTATTCTACTCAGAATAGGGCAGTAACAAAAGAGGATTATTTAGCTAGAGTTTATGCTATGCCACCTAGGTTCGGAAGTATTGCAAAAGCTTTTATAGTGCAAAACGATTTTGTAGCATCAGATGAAGTTGTAGAATCAAATCCTTTAGCTTTAGATTTGTACGTACTAACTTACAATTCGGACAAGAGGTTAACTAATGTAAACGATATAACAAAACAAAACCTTCAACAGTATTTAGAGCAGTATAGGATACTAACAGATGCTATAAATATAAGAAATGGTTTTATCGTTAATGTAGGTATAGACTTTGAACTTTTACCCTTACCTAGTTACAATGGTAAAGAAGTTCTAATTAAAGTTATAGAAAAAGTTAAAGATTATTTTAACTTAGATAAGTGGCAGTTTAATCAACCAATCATGATATCAACACTTTCAGCAGAAATGGATAGGGTTGAAGGCGTACAAACAATTAGTAATTTAGTAGTAAAAAATAACGTAAGTATAGATTCTGGATATTCAGGGAATGTTTATGATATAGATGATGCTACTTTTAATAATATAATATACCCATCCCAAGACCCAATGATTTTTGAAGTTAGATATCCTGAAAAAGATATAAGAGGGAAAATTGTAGGATGATAATTAGTATATTTCCAAGAAAAGATACAACTTTATACAGCGCAGCAGTTTCTGAATCCGTTAACACAGGAATAGATGAAATTTTAGAAATAACAAAAATTATTTCTTCATCAGGAACTACACAAGTTACTAATACTAGAATATTAGTAGATTTTGATTTAGACTGGATATCTTCTTCGATACAATCTGGGGAAATAAGTAGAAGTACTGCAACCCCAATGGATTTCTATTTAAACTTATTTGCTACAGAAGCTAAAAATATACCTATTGAATACCATTTAGCAATAGCACCAGTTTCAGAATCTTGGGATATGGGTGTTGGAAGAAGTACTAACAATCCTTATGTAAAAGAGGGTGCTAGTTGGAAGTATAGAGACGGAGAGAATACTGCTACAAGATGGAATGGTAATTTAGATGGTTGCACAACAGGTAGTACATTCCATTCTGGAAGTTTTGTAACTAAAAGCTACCAAGAAACTGATGATGTTAGAGCATCTGTTTCAAAGTCCGTTTCAATATTCTTTGATGGAGCCAAATGGCTTCCTGGAAACCAAGGCTTTTTAGTTGGTAGAGACCCAATAGAAGAAAATGATTCTAAAAGATATGGAAGTCTCCTGTACTTTTCTAACGAAACAAAAACTATATACAAACCTAAATTAGAAGTTTGTTGGGATGATTCTGTTTTTAGTACTGGAACCATGGACCCTCTAGATGTACAAAATAAAGATATAACTTTGTATGTAGATAATAACCGAGGAACATACTATTCTGGTTCTAGAAGTCGGTTTAGAGTTAGAGGCGTAGAAAAATATAAAGCTAAAACTTATGGTACATCTTCTCAAGCTTTAGTAGTAGAATACTTACCATCAAGTTCTTATTACTCTTTAGTAGATTCTAAAACTCAAGAAACTGTAATACCTTTTGATACAAAATATACAAGAGTTAGTTGTGATTCTGATGGAAACTTTTTAGATTTGTGGATGGAAGGTTTATACCCCGAAAGATTATATGAATTAAGATTTAAAATAGTGTCTGGAAGTTCTATTAACTATTATGAACCAAACCAGCCATTTAAAATAATTAAATAAGGAGTTTAAATATGTCATGGCAACTTAGCGGAATATCTATAGATTCAGACAGTAATACTGCAGAATATATATTAGATAAAAATGGAGAGTACGAAGATGATTTGTACGATGTAACAACTAATGGTACAATAATTTTAGCTTCTCCAGAATCAATACCTGACGGGTTAACTATAGGCCAAAGGTCTATAAAAATTGGGATGGTTAGAACTAGCTTTAAAACCTATGATTGGCTTGCAGCTACAAACAGAGAGTTTACGGAATTATAATAAATGCCAATAAATACTATAAATATAAAGCCTAGATTTGGAAGCGACTTCCTATCTGAAGTCGGACACTCTAACATGGTGTTTGATGATTTAGGAATGATTACGGCTTTTCAAAGTCAATACAGAGGAACCCTTCAGAATTGGAGAATTGTCCATGTAATGACCGATAATGTTCTTGTTGAAACTATTGCAGAAGGTTTACCTGCAGATTTAGCAAATGAATTTTTACAAGGTCAAGCTAGAGATAGTTTTGGTCAAGTAGGCTATTATGATACTATAGACCTAAATGCAATGCTTAGGGCTAAAGGTTATACCGTAGGACAATTTAAATTAATTGTCCAATATGTAAGACGAGGTTGGAGTAATATAAAACTTACTATTAAAGCAATTTCTGGAGACAGAACTGAAATAAAATTACAGCCTCAAGTTTTACCTACAGCACAGACTCTACCCGATGATTTCCCAGACATTTTTAAGTATGCAGCCCAAGTAGAAAGGTGGTGGAAAAATTCTGCAAATGAATATTCCTTATACAACGCAACACCTCTCCAATGGAGAGAAGGTGGTCGATTAGTAAATAATCCAGATTATGGGGAAAGAATTTTTGATGAATTTGGAAATTTTGTTATTGGATTTCACAACCCTAATATGGATGGAGAATCAAAATTCGGATTTCATGAGCATATAGAATCTGTAGTTAATATGAAAGTTTCGGGTTGGAACCAACTTCCAGAATTAAGTGAGATAAGAAATTTTGGACATGGGAATGTATCAGTACCAAATCCATTTCACCAAGGAGTTTCATTTCCTGGTTATCCGGACGATAGTGATTTTCTAATACCAGAAAAATTTACTGGGGCGCCATTTGGGATGTCAGGTATGGCTGCAGCTATCAATCCTCCTGGTAGTGTAAAACCTAGATTTGGAGATGAAGGTGCTGAAGGTTTTATGAGTTTAAATGCTTACACTGCAAATAACCCTAAAGCTTCAATAGTCGTAAAGTCTTTATATCCAATTCCAAAATCTGTTAAGGTTGGCCATGCAGCTAGTTTATCTTTCTTACTAACTGAGCCTAGAGAAATAAATGTAAAATTAACTTCTGCACCTCTAGGATTTACTGGGTACCAAATGGCCCCACCAAATTTTGAAAATAAAGAACATTCAAAAGAAAAGTCTGGGGATTTTGAATCTTGGGATTCTATACTTTCTGGCTCAGCAGAAACCAAACAAGAATTAATAAGTTCTATCTTTAGTGGAAGTAATCTAAACCAAGCAGAACTAAATATAGACTACAGAAAATTTGATAACTTTGTACACTTCAGTTCTGCAGAAGAAAGACTTAAAAACTTTAAGTTTAAAATGGAACTAATGGAGTACTACCAGTCCAAAGTCGAAACTTTAGAAAGTGGTGGTTCGTCTGGTTCATACTGGTCTTTACAAAATGTAGATGAGTACAAAACAAAAAAACGTAAAATAGTTAATGGCTTTGATGGGTACGAACAATTCCTTTATTACTCTTCCGGTTCAGGCTTTCACGGAAAAACACCTGAAGACCAAGATGTAGTCTGGTTAGATAACAAGAGAGATTTTCCAGTAGCATCTTGGCCCAAAAGAACTATAAGAAGACCTTATGAACTTTACTCAGTTTCATCTTCTAAAGCTACGGATTGGTATAATGGTATGATAACTTCTGCTTCTCTTTACGATGGAGTTAATCAGCACAATTTAGAAAAAATAGTACCTGCACACATTCAAGACGATACTCTAAATGAGAATTATTTTATTTTTATAAATATGGTAGGTCAGCACTTTGATACTATTTACAACTATGTAGACCACTTAACCAAAACTAATACTAGAGACCAATACATTTACGAAGGACTTTCTAAAAATCTAATATACGACTCTCTAAAGTCTTTCGGTTGGGACCCAAAAATGGGCTACAGTCTAGATGACATCTACAATTTCAAATTAGGAAAACATAGGGGTGGTGGTTATCTTGGAATGGGTGTAGGTAGTATGCAAATAGCAAACTCTCAAGGTAATGATATTTATGGTAATGAAATAGCAACTCCTTTTGTAGTAAGAGCAGTACAATCTGAACAAGCCGGTTCTCAAACTTATTATGACTTACCAATGCCAGCTTCTGAATCTATAACGAAAGAGGAAGTGACAAAAGAACAGTGGAAAAGAATTCTTAATAATCTTCCACACTTAGGAAAAACAAAAGGGACGGAAAGGTCTTTACGAGCACTGCTAAATACTTACGGTCTTCCACCATCGATTCTAAGAATCAGAGAGTATGGAGGAATTCCTACGTCCGGAAGTACAGGACAACTTCTACCGAGGGACCAGTTTAAGTATGCTTTAGACTTTACAGGAAGTCAACAGATATTAACTCCTTGGGTACCAAGAGATTCTGATTATTCTCCGAGTGAGACCAGACATGCAGCAGATATAGTAGAGTTCCGAATTAATACTTCATACCCCCAACACCAACTATTAGTACAAAGTTCGGGTTCAGGAGCTACATACTCTACTTTTAATGATGGTTGGGCCGTTGAGCTAGAAGCTCACCACTCAGCTAGTCAGACAACTTCAGGGTACTACAAACACGGAAGACTTAATGTTTATGCTTGGGCAGACCCAACAGGGTCTTCTGGTCTTGAGTGGATGTCAGGGTCTTCTGAATGGCTACCCCTATTTGATAATGACTGGTGGAACATTCAAATAGGACCTAAGTATAGATATACTTCTAGAAATAATGACAATCAATTCAGACTTGAAGTAGCCAAAGCATCAGATTATGGAAATGGAAGAATTACCCATTCGGGTTCAGCAGAAACTTCACGAATGGAAGGGTCTGGTTGGTGGTCGGGTTTAAACAATCATTCTAATTGGGCGCCATACTATCTGTCATGGGGAGCAAATTACAGTCAATCTGCAGCAGGAACTGGAGACTATCAAACAAATCACAAATTTCCTTGCTTCACAGGTTCTGTTGTTCCAGAAGCTAGTTCATCAACTACAGGAGGAGCTGGTCATGGTACTGGATATTTCCATTTTGGATTTTCCGGGTCACTTCAAGAAATTCGATATTGGGATATAGAATATGATAAAGATAGTGTCTCTGAATTAACAAACTTAAATCTATTTCCAAAAAAGATTTTTGATAATCACGTTCGAGACCCACTTTCTATAGAAGCTCAGTACTACACTTCCTCTTATAAAGAACTTACTAAACGATGGTCATTAGGTCTTGATGGTGCAAAACATCAAATGAGTGGTTCTGGTTGGATGGGTGTAGAGTCTACACATCCTAGAGGAACGTTTGGCTCAACGTCTACAGGAGATTCTTATATATCTGCTGCACCAAATGCTTGGCACTTATCAGCATCTGGTTTTGTAGGAACGAGCGATGATTGGACAGCTGAAGAGGAGAGAATGTTTACAATGATGCCCGAAATTATCGGGTCTTCTCCACTAGGCGATAAAGTCCGAATTGATAGCACTAGTATAACAGGTTCTTTAAGTCCATTCTTATCAGTACAAAGTTCATCGCTAAACTTAGCTTCTAAAGATTCTAATGTAATTGGGGTTTACTTTTCTCCAAATGATATTATTGATATAGATATAGCAAGAACATTTGGTGGAACTAAGTTTTCAGACTTTGTTGGTAATCCCGAAGACGCTAGAAGTGGAAGCTATAATGAACTTAGAGAAATTTCTGAAACCTATTGGCAGAAGTACAGAACTTCACCAACATTCGGTCAGTATATGAATATACTAAAATTCTTTGACACTTCTATATTTGACCAAATAGAAAAAATGCTACCTGCAAGAGCAAATCCTCAAGTAGGAGTTTTAGTAAAACCAAATTTACTAGAGAGACCAAAATTTCAAGTAGTACCAACAGAAACTATCGAGTTAGTAACTATTACCGGTTCTGCTCTTAGAATTAAGCCAAAAGTTACTGCTTATGCAGGTTCTGAAATATCCGGCTCTGGAGGCCACACAGGATTTATTAGAGGATTTTCTGCACAAGAATTTTCGGGTATTGGAGCTATGACTGTAGGTCCTGCTGGGACATTCCAAGTGTATGGTGAGTATGAATATAATGCTACTGGAGTTAAAGTAGATAAATCTAGCGAGCAAACTGTAGGATATTTTTCTTCTGAAATTGATATGAGACAGAAGTTTGGTAGAGATTTAGACTCTGCAACATTTTGGGAAACTCCTAGCTACATAACTTCACAATCTGGACACTTCCTTATTGGAGAAACTACTTCTGACGATTTACCGTATGTACACGCACAAAGAAAATCTAAGAAATATAGAAAAACAGTTTTTGCACATTCTTCTAGTATACATCCTACAACAGGTTTACCTCAAACTACAGTAGCTAGTCACAGTGTAATAGAAACTGAAAAGTGGGATGGCTTTCCTAAAGCTTGGGAAAAATCTTGTACTCTAGGAGTTAAACATGGTAGTGTGAATTATGATATAGGAGGAGAACTTACAGATACTCACGATGCAACTCTAGTCGGTAGAGGCCTAAGACCTGAAATCTTTAATGTTGTAGAAGTTGTGATAACAAATGCTTCGGACTTATTTCCAGATGACTTACCTGAATCTGCTTTAGGTATGGGAGGGGGCTATACTATTGGTGGTACTGGTAATGAATTTATTGAATTAAACTTTCCAGAATCTTTAATAGATGACCCATCAGCAGGTTCTGGATTAGGAACTTACGGTTGTACAGACCCTGGAGCTTGTAACTTTAACCCTATGGCAACTAATAGTGATGGTTATTGTTTATATCCTGGAAACCCACTTTGTCCTGGAGTAATCCTTACAGAGCCTACTACAGGTTGTACACACCCAGGAGCAACAAACTACTGGTGTAATTTTAATCCTTGTGAAGGTGGAGTAGTTCCATATACCGTATCAGAAGATGGTTCTTGTCAATTCCCAATAACAGAAATAGACGACATGATGATTGATGTTACTGGTTGTACTGACCCAACAGCACTAAACTATGATATGTATGCTACCGTTGATGATGGTATGTGTCAGTATGATACTGTTTACGACCCTCCATACGGATGTAATGACCCTATAGCTTGTAATTACGACCAATCAGCAACCGGTCAAGTTAATTGTCTATATCCACCGCACGAAATGTGCCCACCTGTAATCCAACCAGAACCAATATACGGATGTATGGACCCTTCTTATGATTCTTATGACCCAACAGCTACTGTTAACTCTATAGACAATTGTTATAACGAACAAAACAATTGGGGGTCTGGAGGTAGTATGACTACTACAGGTTGTACCGACCCAAATGCAACTAATTACCAAGCATTTGTAGATATTCCTAATAATACTTTATGTGAATACAGTACAGCAATACCAGATAGAGATGAAGGTCTTAATATATCTGGTGGTAGCACCGAATATGGTATGAGTGGATTTATGTTTAATTCGTTTGGTCAAACAGTATCTTCAATATACGCAGGGCCACCAGCAGGTATGTCAACTCCTGGGGCATCAACGGATACGTTTGGTGGAATGGTATCATCGATATATGCAAGTCCAGGTATGTCTGCAGGTATGTCTGCAGGAATGTCTTCGGGAATGGCATCATACAGTATGTAAATAATTTAAAACTAAGACTTAATTTTTTGACCTAGACTATATTTATATATACAAAGAGGAGTTTAAAATATGGGATATTTAGATAAATCAACAGTAACAGTTGATGCAATACTTACTAAAAGAGGTCGACAACTACTAGCACAAGGAGATGGAAGTTTCCAAATAGCAAAATTTGCAGTAGCAGACGACGAAATAAATTATGATTTGTGGGATGTTAATCACACAAAAGGAACAGCTTATTATGGCCAGGCAATAGAAAATATGCCAATGGTAGAAGCAGTACCAGCGGAAGATAAAGTTATGAAGTACAAACTTATGACTCTTCCTAAAAATACTTTAGTAATCCCAACAATGACAACAGCGCCAGCTAACGAAGTTAATCTTAGTACTGGAACTGCAGGCTCAACACCATTCCAAGATATTACTATCAATATCTTTCCGTCAACAATTACAGCAAACCAATTCAACATTTATGTTTCGGATGTTTCTGTATGTTTCATAGGAACTGGTACTGAAGCCCAAACAATAGGCTCTAAAAATTACGTAGTAAATAATAATTCTGCTAATGCTGGTGGTTCATTTAGAATTCAAGCTAGAACTTTAGTAGAGGCAAAAACAACAACAGTAACTGTAGCATCTGTAAATACAGGTAATGTTGTACAATTACAAGTTAATGTGGCTGCTAACCCAGCTCTAACCGCATAGGAGAAATAGGATATGGCAATAGTACCCGGAGGTATGTCAAGTACAGCTAATGTATATGGAGGAATGTCGTCAGGAATGGCATCAATGGCGAGTCAAATGGCAAATGTTTCACTAGTAGGTTCGGGTCCAGCCCCCGCTATCGGAACAACTTTAGCCCAATACCAAAATCAATCAATGGCACAGATTGCAGCAGCTCCAGTAGTTGCAGCAGCAAACAATACAGGAACGGTACCACAAGCGGCCGCAGCAGCAGCGGCAACACCCGCTACTAATAATGCTAATGCAGCAACTAGTATTCTTGGAAATATAATAGATAATACTTTTACAGGTTTTAACTTTGGTACATCTATGGGATATGGAGA